AACGAAGGCTGCCAGAGATAGTTATTCTGGCCGTCCTTGAACTTGCGAATGGCGGTGATCACCGAACGACGAGTGAACCAGGCGGCGCCCGGCAAGTACTCGTTTTTCAGCAGACCCATCAGGTCGTAGAGCTTGTCGCCCTTGGCAGAGGCGGCAAAGTCCGCATCAACGCCAGTGGCGACATAGCCAACCGTGCCCCAGGTTACGCCCGTACCGTCATCGGCGGCCTGGGTGTAGCCCTTGACGAAGCCACGGATCTTGTTGGCCGCACCAGCGACGAATTCGCTGTTCTCAAAACGGGCAAACTTTGTCGCGACCTTGTCGGCAAGCCATGCTTCGACATCGACCTCGGCATCATCCAGCAACTGCTGGGTGGCCTTGGGCTCGGTGTCCAGGGTGAAGACCGGGATTTTCCACTTGCCGACCTGCGGGGTGGTGGTATCGCCAGACGTGGTATGCTCGCCGGCATAGCCGACGCCGGCCTCACCCAGGTCTTCGATGCCTTCCAAGGCGTCGGTCGAGATGACCTGCACGCTGGCGTACTGGCGAACCGGGCTGGTTTCATAGAGTTTCTTGGCAACGCGGCCCGACGTGTCCGGCGTCACAAAGTAGCCGCCGTCCGGATCGGAACCAACCGACAGGGTCTTCATTTCGTCGGCCGACATCAGACGGTCGCCGAGGCGCATGTACTTTTCGACAGCAGCCTTGTATTCGCCGTAGCCCTTTACGTCCAACTCGGTCACGGACTGACCGCGCTGCTTCGCGAGGGCGCCGATGGTGCGATTGAACGACTTGATTTCCAGCTCGCGCACCGCATCTTCGCCACGGCCTTTGATGCCTTCCTTGTTCAACCGCTTTTCGATCTCATCGACGTGCTTGCGCTCGGCGGCGATGGCGGAGTCGAAAGCGGCCTTGGCTTCGACGGCTGTGTCGAGCGACTTCTCGATCTTGCCCAGCCGGTCCAGCAGAACCGGATCGTTGGAGCCGGACTTTTTCAGTTCGGCGATCTGCTCTTCGTGCGACTTCTTGAATGCCTCGAAAGCCTTGCCCTGCTCTTCGAGGGCAGTCTTCAGTTCGATATCCATGTTGGATTATCCTTTCAGGATGTTGATGTTGCGGCGGATCAATTCCGCCAACTCGCCACCGTCCTCATCCCGAGGTTCCGCATTGGCCTTGAAGCCGCCTTCGGCGATTGCCCTGGCAGCAGCGCGCGAGAAACTTCCTGCATCCCGCAGAAACTCCTCGAATTCACGAATTGTTTTGATGTCACGGCCGCTTTTAACGCCACCTACGCGCGCCCGGTCATTTGCCGGAAACGTCACAATGCTCAATTCCTTGAGGTCGATGGCCTCTAGCTTCCGGCGCGGCTCGCTGGGCTTTGTGCCCATCGTATATTTCTTGGCGATGAAGCCGATTGATAGACCATCAAGAACGCCGGCCTTCAGGCCTTCGTAGATATACTGGCCCTTCTCCGTGTTCAGCGCGAACAGCTCTCCGGTGACCTTCAAGCCCTTGGAATTTTCTTCCATGGACGTGTATTTCCCGACCGGAAGCATGTCTTCGGCATTTCCGCCGAACATCCCGCCACCGTGCTGCAGCAGCATAGGAGGGTACTTGCCCTTATCCTCCCATGCCCGCAGGGTGTCCTTGAACGCTCCCTTCTCGATAACATCGCCATAGGAATCGACATTCCCAAACATGGCGCCATAGCCTTCGAAGGTGCCGTCTTTGGCGCCAGTCGCAAACTTGACTTCAAAATCGCAACTGACGTGGTCCATTATCAGGCTCCAGGTGGGGCAGGCTTGGCCGGGGCTGCGGGCTTCGTGCCCGGCTCGGCTTGCAGCGTTACCCTCGTTGTCGGCTCGGGCTTTCCATCGCCCCAACTGACAGGATTCATGTCGTCCAGTTCGCGAATTTCATTGACCTCGGCCCATGCCGGCGAACCACCTGAGCCAAGCATCTGAGCAAAGCTGGTTTGACGCTCAGCGAATGAGCCCCGCATGAGAGAGGTCAGATTGAACTTGGCGCGAAGTCCGTTCAGAAACTTCTCTTGGCCGATCAGCCATTTGTTGATCGACATTTCGATGCGACGGCACCACGGCAGCAGCGTGTGTGTGACGTGGGCAATGAAGAACTGCTCGGCGCTTGCGAACGTGGGCGACTGGTCGCCGCCATGTCCGACCATAATCGGCATCACGCGCGCCCACCGGCAGATTTCCTCGACCTGCATTTTGCGAGATTCGAGCGTCTGGGCATCAACGCCCGTCATTGTCTGCGACAGATACTTGGCGGCGCGATCTAGGATCAGCGGGCCGCCTTCTTCGTCGGCCTGATATTCTTTGATGAACTTGCGAAGCTGCTTGTACTGCTCGTCCTTAAGCGCGCCCTCTACCGAATAGGTGCCGCTGGTGCGGAGACCGCTCTTGTAGAGCCGCGCCTGGTCACCCTCAATCGACATCGAAAGGCCAATGGCCTCACGTGCGACCTTGAGCATGTCCATGCCGCAGTAGCCGTTCCACGAAGGGCCGCGGACGTGCCAGATGTATTCTGCGGGCACGTCCCGCATGTCACCATTCTTGCCGCGCAGGGCATAGGTCAGCGACAGGTCATCGTTCTGCTTGACGGTCCATGTGCCAGGCTCGAACGGGATAAGCTCGTCGATCTCACCGCGAACGATGCTCTTGAATGCGACGAAGTCGCCCGTCAGCGCACAGTGAAAAACCAGCGTTTCGAAGAACTCGAACGGTGTCTGAATGTCATTCGGCGAAAGGGCGAGCAACCGATAGATGTTGCTGTCCTTGGCGAGGTCCTTGCCCTTCCCGTCCGGACGATCCTGGAACACATCGCACGGCGATTGTGCAATGCCCTCCGCGATCACGCGCAGGCACGCGAACACCGTCGCCACCTGCAGCGCCGTATTGACTGTGACGCTCTCGCCGGATTTCGAAGACCGGCGCCCGTATACGTCGAGGAGCGCCTGAAGTTGCCCTATACCGCCCGTCTTAAATTCTCGCCACGCGGCGCCAAGACGAGACAGCAAGTTCATCAGTTACTTGCTCCCGTTTCCCAGAATGAAGGACCAGTGTCCTCAACCTCGGCAGGAGCCGCGGCGAACATGTCGGCAAGGGCGACCATGCCGTCAATGCGGCCACGGCTGCGCGACTTGCTCAGTTTACGGCTACCAGCAGGGTCCATCTGTATCACTGCGTTAGCGGCGCACATCGTGAGGACCGGGTGCCCGCCGTGCGCCATCTTGCCGTTGAGCAGGACAGATTCCATGTCGCGAAGTGCCGGCGACATGGTCTGGAACCCCTGTCCAACTTCAACGAAGACAGACCCTGGCTCTCCTGGCGTCGTTTGCTCTTCAGTGAAGCCAGCTGCCAGGAGCCACGGCCTGAAGTGTCGCCAGTTCCACCGGTCAAAGCCGATCTTCTGGATATTGAGGTATTCGAATTGATCGCGCAGATGTTCCGCGACGAATTTGTAATCGATGCTCTTGCCCGGCGCCGTCAGGATTGCGCCTTCGCGCACCCACTGGTCGTATGGCACCCGGTCGGCCCGTGCCCGCTCGGCCAAGCCGAACTCGGGCAGCCAGAATGTCGGGCGGATCTGCCAAACACCTTCGATCGACGTCCCTAAGATCAGCGCCGTGAGGTCGTTGACCTCGGACAGATCGAGCCCGCCATAAACCGGCAGGCTCCCCCAATCCGCAACCGGCTGCGCGGCGTTCGCCATCCAGACACCCTTCGTCACGAAGGGGCTGTTCAATTCTACCCGCTGGTTGAGAACCAGGTTGCGGAATTCAGGCTCGCGGCTCGGCATCCGCTTGGCGTCGGCCGCCATGGCCATGACTTCGTCGGCGTTCTGAAAGTCGCCGAAGGCGGGGTTGGCCGCCTTGATCGCCTTTTCGCTAAACGGGTCCAGCTCGGGACCGGCCGTATAGAGGCTGACCACGGTGCGAGGATCATGCCCCGCTAATGCGTCATCGATCAGGACCGATAGCAGGTCCGCATCGGTTGGCGCCTGTGTCGAAATCACGATCGACAGCGGGTGTTCCTGGGCGGCGACGGCCGTTTCCAAGGCTTCGTAAAGCTCGGACTTCGGCCCCTTTACCTGGCCAAGTTCGTCATGGACGATGAAGACGGGTGACAGGCCATAGGCCGTGGTCGCGTCCGCCGACAGCGCCCGATATAGGGTGCCGAGTTCGGCACAGAAAAGCTGCTTCGCTGTGTCTCGGACGATGACGTAATTCGACAGGTCCACCGACATGCGGACCATCTTGGCCGCCAGGGCGAACAGGACCGCAGCCTGCTCGCGTGACTGCGCCGCGCTGAAAAGCTGGCTGTTCGCGCGGGCTTCTGGGCCGCACAGGTGCAATAGAAGCAGAAATGCGGCTAGGGCTGTCTTACCGTTCTTGCGTCCGAACGAGATGATGGCTCGGCGGGTGCCGGCCTTATTGTCGTAGATGCGCAGGATTTCCTGGCGCTGCCACTTCCTAAGTTTGACCGGCTTACCAACATCGCGGCCTTCCGGCACGCGGCAGTGGGATTCGATCCAATTGCAGTTACGCTCCCCGCGCGTAACCGACTTTTGCCTTCTGACCCGTTTTGGTGGCGTCGCCAGCTTACGCGCCCTGCTAGGCGCGCCTGTTTTTCCTTTGCTCGATACAGGTCGCCCAGCGGCAGTTCGACGCTTCATAATTTCCGTTTGGGTCAATCCTATCAATCGACACTCCGTCCGGGCGCGGCCCCATGTCCGCTAGGAAGTTTTCGAACCTCCTCCAGCGATCACATACGATGATGCCGCGGGCGCCGTAATATTGGTAACTCTCCGACTTTTCGTCGTAACACCGCTTTAGTGCTGCCCGCCAAGTGATGTAGGTCGGCGTCCGGCGGTAGCCGGTGCAGTGGCCGTGTGTTTTGTTTGCTTCGCCCGCAAATTTCGCTGCGATAGGGGCGCGGGCTTTACGAAGGCAGCCACAGCTTTTTGTGCTACCGTCACGCAGATTTTGCCCGCTTACCCGCACAACCACGCCGCAGGTGCATCTACAATTCCACGCGGCGTAGCGTCCAACTGTCCCGTTTGCCGCCATGACTGTTAGGCGACCGAACACTTGTCCGGACATATCACAGACAAGTCCCAAACCTACGTCTCCCAGGGCTTGAGGTTTTTGCTGCCGTTTTTCGACGCAGTGCCGGCGGCTTTCGGCGTGTACCGGCTTTGATTAGTTAAACGGAGCTTTGTGGCTTTGTCCGCGGCAGCTTTGGTTTCACGATCTCGCATTTTTGTTAGACGATCCAACAGCTTGGCCGTGTCGTCGTCCATGACCAGCGTGAGATCGTACTTGTCGATTAGCGCGGACATCTCCGCGGCGGTCACGGTGTGGCGGCAATAATCTTTCAGCATCGCCTGCAGCGCGGCCGTGTCGAAGAACGTCACGGATTCGCTTGCGGCTGTTTCCCGCCAAACCAAGGCCTGAGCTTCGTTCAATTCTTTCGGCGGCTCAGGCCGCCTGGCAAGGCCACCTTGCAGGACGACAAGCTTCGCCTCAGTGGATTGGCGGCCCAAGGGCGGAAAACCTCTGCATGTTACGATTTAACACAAGAAAAGTTCGACGCCGGTCTGGAAGGCCGCGCCCGCAGAGATTGACCCACCCCCTGGGGGCAGGGCCTCGGCGCGCGCGGCGCGGTGAGGGTCAGAATTGATGCCGTCGGCGGCCTCGCCTGAGGCTCTGACGGTGCATGTGGTCACTGCCAGTGATGACTAGGATCGACGGGCAAGCCCGATGTGTCACACCCTGACTTGAAGCCTTGTCGTTCCTCGCGCTGCTTCACAGTGTCATGGCACGGCGGACAAAGGGACTGCGTGTTATCGTAATCGAAGAAAAGTTCACGATCACCGCGGTGCGGCTCGATGTGGTCAACGACCGATGCGGCAGTGACATGGCCTAGATCGGCGCACATGCGGCACAACGGATCAGTAGCGAGACGCTGCGCCCTTATACTCAGCCATTCTTTGAGACCATACCATCTCCGGTACTGCTTGGCCTCAGTAGATCGGCTATCTCTGCGCCTCACACCCCGCGCAGCCTGATCCACTCTGCACGGGCCTGACGATGATGCTTGATGCCCTGCTTAAGGGTCTCGCCTGTGTCGATGTCGAAGATGAAGTGGCTACCGTCAGGTGCGAATGACCAGGACAGGTTGCGCATCAGCATCCCCGATAGTAGGTGTCTTGGTGGCAGGTATCATGCCCATCACCGCTGTCGCTCGGATATAGCGCCGTCGCGGTGAATACGTGGCCCTTCTTGGCTTGGTCGATCAGTGCTGCAGTTTCACCACGCACATCGTCAAAGTCACACACAACACCAGCCAGAACACGCCTGCGCGGGTTTGTGCGAAGGTGCATGGGATGCCGATGGGGTTAAAATGGAAAAGGCCCGCTGGTTTCCCGCGAGCCTTAAATCTGGTGTCCTGCCGACGCAGAAACACACCATACGCTTTTTATGCGCCGCAATTTATATTTGGTCAAGCGGCGTTCGCGGCGCCGCGCGCAATTATTTTCAGCTTCAACTCGCTCAGTTCGAGGGCGATACGCTCGTCGCGCGCCGCTTTGCGGGCGCGGTAAACTGCGTTCGCCTTAGCATGGCATGCATGACCGTTGCGCTGCCCAGGCCGACACTCTTCCGTCCCGCACGGGCACATGCGCGTTTCATGTGAAACTGAAGCCTCATTACCGCCATTCATACCGATGTTTCCCGTGCAACACTATCCCGGCGGCGCGCAGAACAGCAGCCATCGTCGGATCGCCTGCACTTTCCCGCGTCGGCCACGGCTCTTATTAGGGAATCTAAGGCCTCGCGGAACCGCGCCAAGGCGGAAAGCCGGTATGCAGGGCTTATATCTCCAACCGTCTGAGCCACAGTGCAGTTCTCCCCGCACACGCGCCTGACTATCATCCAGTCATTGCGTCCCATGTGGCGTTCCCAGGAGCGCAGGAGATTGGAAGCATCAATCTGGGCATCGCTTATACCGGCCGCCGACGATGCTGACCCGCCGCGGCTAAGGTCCAGACTGTCCTTGGTACCACGCTCTCGGATATCCCAAGCTTCCACGAATGCCTTGCCGGCGTCACGGCGGTCTAGCGCCCGCTCTACCTCCACGCCCTGCGCCTTCGGATCGATGCATGCCGCCTTATCGACGTTCTGGGCCAGCCGGATGAACCGCTGAAACTGGGTCTCATGGCGCCAGGCCGTCTTGCCAATGATCGGCTTCATCTTATCGTCCAGCGCCTGACGATCGTGAATGTGCATGCCGGTGACAACGGCCGGCGACGCGGCCTGATCGGCTTCGGTCTTTGCTGTTGAACGGGCCATCAGGCTGCTACCTCGTCCGGTGTTGCGCCAATTTTCAGTTGCACAGGAGGGTGACCGGTGCCGCAAATCGTTAGGTAAAGCGGCGCGCCTTTTGCCATAGCCGCAACCTCATGTGGCTCCAGTTCCCACGCAGATGTCATTGCAGGGCCAACGCTGCTCTGTTCGTCGCGGATGGCTAGAAAGCCGCAATCCTTGTCGCGGCCATCATCTTTCCAGTCGGCGGGCGCGCCGAGATACCTAGTCGCCCCAGAAACGCGGATTGGTCTCACGCTGCTACCTCCGAGTATTTTCCACGTTTGAAATATCTATCCGCCTTGTCGGCCGCAGCATCGATCGCTGCTTGGTCAACAGCAGGTTCGGTTTCGATCTCCCACCCACGGTCGCGCTCAAGCCAATTGTGCGGCGCCGTGGATGGCTGAGATCCTAGGAACCGCCCTCTCCGCTCGTTCCCGGCACGAAGCCGCTGGCCATGTGCCAGGACCCGAGCAGCAAGAACGTCCAACGCCGGCAACTCGGCCAGCATGCGGGTGGTGACAGCCTTGGCCCTGGCTTCGGTCGCCGTGTCTGGGAGGTTTGGCCAGGTCTTGAACGCAGCCCAGACTTCCGGCCAGCGCGATAGCGCCTCCTCGCCCGCGTATGGTGGTTCAACTGACGGTTCTTGGTGGATATCTATATGGGAAGCGTCAGATTGCACCCCAACCGTCTCAGAATGCACCCCAATCGCGTTTTCTGGTTCGCCCGAAATAGTTGCGGTGCATTCATTGCTGTGCAATTCCTGCACCCTAACCAACACTATCTTGTATTCCGCAGCCTTTCCGCGCCTAGCGCCCATGACCTCTACAAGGACACCATCTTCCTTGAGACGGGCCATGCAAAGCTGCGCGCCACGAACAGACAGGCGGGCCTTTTCAGCTAGGGTCGCGATCTTGGGAAACACCTTGGTGCCATCATCAGCAGCCCAATCAGCCAGCGCCAAGAGGACAAGCAGCGTGCCGCCCTCGTACAGGCCGCTGTCCCATATGGCTGTCATCACACGAATGCTCACTGTGCCACACAGACGTCCACACGCCTCCCCCACTTAAATTCAAGGCCGATGCCAGCGTCAGGAAATCCTTGGGCCGCAAAAAATCGCCGTAGAGCAAGCGCACCGGTCTTCTCTATCACGTCGGTGGCAACCCCATACGGATCACGCACTATTGAAGAGCCAGCATATCGGAACGTCGGGATGTCTAGTGCTAAGAGCGAGTTGTCTCGCTCTTTGTCCCTCTCAATTTGAGCCTTAGTGCGTGAGTGATAGTCGTGACCGTCGCATTCTACTGCGTAGAAATACGAGATATCTCCGAGTTTCCAGCGCACCAAAAAGTCAATGCGATAGCGCCCTATTGGCGCCTGTGCCCATATGGTCGGGCCAACCTGCTCTTGCACTTCCAAACTGGCGGATTCCAAACAGAAATCATGTCTGATGATGCCAGGCCTGTACGTCGGCTCGACCAATATCATAAGGGCACCAGCCATCAGGCGCTCTATGGGCGAAGATAGAGCCTCCACCTCGGCTGCGAACATCTGCATTTTTGCAATTGAATCCGTGTGCATTCAGGCCCTCGCAGCCATTAAGCGTGCCGGTGAAGGCGGGGTGAGATCGGATGGCAGCGCGACGCGGGGGCGAAGCTGGCCGCGCCTGACACTGATCGCGGGCACCCATACGCGACGCGGGGGCGAAGCTGGCCGCGCCATGTAGGTGAACACCCGGCCTGCGTGCAGTTCCTGGACTAGATCACGCTCACGCTCCGTCCTGAAACGCGCTGCGGCGGTTGCCTGTGCTGCGATAGCCATCAGCGCAGATAATACCTCCATGCCTTCGGCAGCCCGCTCGACCTCGCGGGTACCGTGCAGGATGGTGGTGTGATCACGGTCACCCAGAAACTTGCCGATGTCGGGAAGCGAGCGTCCGGACTGGTACCGGCACAGGTACATGGCGACTTGACGCGGCCATGCGAACTTCTGGTGCCGACTATCACCCATGATCTCTGCAAGCGAGATGTCGAAATGCGCCGCCGTAGCCGCCATGATTTCCTTGAGACTCGGCTTCACGGCTGCACCCCTGCCCATATGGCCTGGCGTAAAACCAGTTCCTTGTGTTCTGAATCCGGTGCTGATCGATACCGCTCAAGCAGATCGTCTGCATCGTTACCGCTGATAAGCAGCTCGTGTTTGCCGCTCGGGCCGTGCCACTTGATGGCTATCATGCCGGGTGCGCGCGCAAGCGGCGCCTCTTCCAGGTACAGATCGCGGATTTCGATCTCTTCGGAGAATACGGGGTGTTCCATCATACTCATGGCTTCCACCTCACAGGTTTGAAATCAAGCGGCACACGGTTTTTACCGCGCGACAGCGGATGCCGAGGCGATCCGTTGGAATTGGTGCCTAAGCAGAGCCACTCCAACGGCTTTACGTCTTCATCTTCCCAGATGTCGCCAAATGAATTTGCAATGTCCTGAAGCCAGCGTTTCGCCAAGCCATTGTCGATATTGTTGCCCCAGGCGCATACCCGCTCTTCGGCCGCTTTCAGCATTTGTCCGCAGTGCGCGATATTACGTTGCCAATGACCCCATTCTGGTGTTGGCGGTTCACCTTCTATCATCCACTCCTCTGCCCGCTGTACCCAGGCCAAGGCCGCGTCCGGGGTTGATGAGATGACGGGAATGACGTTGACGACAACACAGGAGCCGTAACCCCACGACGCCGAAAATTCCATGACGCGCAACATGGTAGGATCGTCGCGCGTGGCGTCAGCATCACTCGGATTGCACATGGCCCATGCGATTAGGGGGCCGCTTCCCCATGCACGCTTGAGCCACCATCGGCAACCGTCGCCAATTGATGCCTCGCGCACCACTGGCTCTGTAACGCGCCGCGCAGGCGGCGCAGGGGCGTCAGTCAGGAGGGATAACTGCATCATGCCGCAGCCCTCTGCACAGAAACGGCAGGCTCAATCGTTACACGGCAGCCCTGCACGGTTGCCCATTTGCCCGACACTTCCCGGATGCAGGAACGGTGCAGGCTGTCGATGATGGAGAATTTCTCTAAGAGCATCAGCACGGGATCGATCATGTCCTGACTTATGCGGCGCGCAGTGCGCTCCTCATATTCGAGCATGATGCGAACAGGGCCAGGCACCCTGCCCGGCCTGTTCTGCGCAATATCCCAGCCCGAGTTGCGGGCCCAGCTTTGGCAATGCTCGGCGTTTCGTGCCGACGGCGGAAACGCCAGATCAAAGGTCACCTTGCCGTGATCTCTAACCCGTCGTTTCTCTACGGACACATCCAGTGAAAATCGCATGTTTTATGCCTTCGACAGCTAAGGCCCGCCCGCGGGCCAGGTGAACGCCCTACCGCATGTCCATTGCGGTCAAATACAGATCGAGAATGGATTCCTGTTCCTGGAAGTCGGCCTTATCGAGCTTCCGCATGCGGATCACCTGGCGCATGATCTTTGTGTCGAATCCTGAAGACTTGGCCTCTGAGAACACTTCGCGGATGTCGGCGGAAAGCGCCTCACGCTCCTCATTCAACCGTTCGACGCGGCTGATAAAGGACTTGAGCTGATCCTTGGCAAAAGCCGCTTTAGACATGCGCGGCAACCTCAAGTTTCACTGTGGCCGTTGCCTCGGTCTCGCCATCCCAACGCATTGGCATCAGCAATGCTGCGCCACCGTCAAAGATTAAGCCTGCCGCTGCGTCCTTGGGTGGCGACACAGGAAAGCGGACGCCCGGTAATGACAGAACCTGCTTGACGTACTTGGCGTCATAGGTCGCTGCGCCTATGGAGATTTTTGCAGTCGGTGCGTGATTGATGCGGCCATTACCTGCACACTCCTCGCACTCACCACAGGTGCATGCCGGACAATCATGCTCTCTACCGGAGCCGCCGCACTGGCGGCAATCCTGCCAGTCTTCCTTAATTTCAGGCATCGCGACTTCGAGGGTACCGCGCGGCTCGTCCTTGAAATACTGGTCGAATAGCTTTTCCGGGTCAGGCTTTTCCTGCTCTGCGATATCAACGATCCGATCCACTCGGACAGCGATGCGCCCGTCAGTGGCGTAGGTGAACTTCCCGCGCGAAAACGGCTTGTGCAGATATGGCCGCATCGGGTCTTTGCTGCAGAATTGCTGCAGGTTTATCGGCGCCTCGCTCATTTGAACTCCAACCAATAGTGCCAAAGGCCATTGCCAAGGTTTTGCTTGTTGACGGGAAATCCGAGACGCTTGAGATCGCGGAAGCGGGCCGACGCCGACGCCTCTGGGCACTGACAGTCTGTCGCCAATTCGCGCAGGCTGCGACGCTTGCCGTCCAGCATCACATCATGGACGATCTTCAACTGGCGTGAGAGACGCGGTACGTCAGCATTAGTGATGGTCGAGCCGCAGAACACATGCGACGCCGGCGGCTCCCATGTCAGAAGGTCGGACTGGTCGATCATGCGACCTCCGCAAATAGAGGGCTGTCGCCCTTGATGCGACGCTCGGAAATGGCGACCGACTCTGGGTTCAACTCGACAAGAATTGCATCGCGGCCCATTCTGTCGGCGACAAGTCCAGTTGTTCCAGCACCTCCGAACGGATCGAGGACCAACCCACCTGCCGGGCAGCCAGATGCAATGCAAGGCTCAACCAACGCGGGCGGAAATGTGGCGAAGTGCGCTTCAGAGAAACCCGCCGTCGCGATGTTCCAAACCTCGCCGCAGAAACCTATGTGTTCCCACGGTGCGGGCTCAAAATTACGGAACAGGCGCGATTCACCATCGCCAACCGCTTTCATATTGCCGTTCGTCTTGGCCCCGGCGTTTGCGCGGCTGCTTCCGAGCTGCCCGGCGACATCCTGTGCCAAGCGTGATGTTGAAGATTCTTCGCATGGCATCCGTACCGCCAGCGCGTCGTAATATGATTTGGCCGACTTCGTGAGAAGCCAGACCTTTTCGTGGGCAGTCGAGGGCCGATACCGACCGCTGCTATCCGGCATGGGGTTGGGCTTGCCCCAGACATTCTCAGCCCTGATCCACCAGCCATCATCCTGCAGGGCAATGGCCAGGCGGTTCGCGACCATGCAAAGGTCTTTTGGCTTCAAGAAACCACTGGCGACGATTCTGCCGCGGGCATTTGAATCGCCAACAGGCGCGCGTTTCTTATCGCCTCGGAACGCGCCGCCTGAATGTCCTGGGTCGTACACCGCGCCTGCAGGTGCATTGCCCCCTCCGCGACGCTTGGTGCCGTTGGCCGCGACCATTGGTTCGCCGGGCATGGCACCATACACAGGCCCTACAGTCGAAAAAGGCTTGTCCCGGAACGTCCTATCATCGGTGCCAGCCGCCTTAGTCGCAGCGGCAGAGCGGCCATTCGGGCTGGTGGCGTAGCAGTCACCATAATTGATCCAAAGCGTGGCCTCGGGCTTCATCACCCGGCGCACCTCGCGGAAAACCTCCACCAGAACGTCTAAATGCTCGCCTAGGCTGCGTTCCTGGCCGATTTGACCGTCTACGCCGTAGTCCCTCAGGCCCCAATACGGCGGCGATGTCACAACGCAATCGACACTATCAGCATCAAGCGTCTGGAGCATATCGCGAACGTCCCCCTGCAGGATGCGGATGCTCATGCCTGCCCCCGCCTGATGCGCCGTGTCTCGGCAATGACCGACACCAGCGCATTAACGCCATCCATGGCGCGGGCTTCGATCTGGGCAGCTTCGTTAGCCTCAACAATGCCATCAGCCATGGCGGCGCCGACTTCCTCGAACAGGCGTGCCATCTCGCGGCCAACAGCAGCCAGGTCTTGCGACAGCGGAGAATTGTCGGCAGGAGACGTGCTGAGCAGCACATGCCCCGTAGCAAGCGCCATGTAGCGGGTGACGATCGGATCGTTGCAGGCGGCTTCCAGAGCGACAACAACCGATGCTGGCATTTGGCTATCGGGCTCGGCTTCGTCGGTATAACGCTGGATCTGGGACTTGGATTTCTGAGCCAGGAGCGCGGCCCGTGCGTCACCACCATTGGCATCAACCAATTGCGAATACGCATCCTTCAACGATGCAGGCGTTCTACCTTTGATCCTGCCGGGGGTATTCATGCTTGATCTCCCCGGTGCAACTTCGCGCTGCACTGCACATTGTCTGACTGCAAGTCAGATTGAGTGCCGACGAATGAACCGCTGGAAACGACAGGTCCGAGATAGAGAGCGCGAGAGACTGATCGCATTGCTAGGCTCTCCATCCGTAAATTGCCCAGGCAGCGAAGAAGGCGATTGCCATCACGCAAACGACAACGTGGTCATGCATTTCGGCGGGAATGGCGTAAATGCTCATGCTGGCACCCTTGGCCCGATAAAATCGGTAGAGCGGTAGTCGTCATGAGGAATGCAATCGTTCGGGATGTGACCAGCATAACCACGGCGTCTCATTGGGTGAGAGTTCATCCGTGCAGGGATTATTTTGGTGCCTGCATCCCCCGAATAAGCCAGTTGCGCTGTTTGGTTAACGAGAGCAGCGTTGACGACTGGGGTGTAATCATAGGCCGGGCCGATAGGTCGCGTTCCGACATGCTTGGCCTGGGGCGGGAGATGTCCCTTGGGATCGATAGTGCCTATATCGCCAGCAGCAGTGCTGGTTCCTATGCTTGTGCAGGCGTTTGTGTTGGAGATGGGCGCGCCAGCCTGCCAGCGCCGAGGGATCGGCAAACTACGGCGGGCACTGATAGTGGCAGACCGGCCCATGATGGCGGGCGCCGAGGAGATATTGTCGTCTTGCTGCCGAATGTGCGGGCGATGCAAAATGGGAAGAGCGGGATAGTTCATGCCGCCCTCTCAGCCACGCGCTCAAGCGCAGAGATTTCCGCCTTAGTCGCCCCAGCGATCGGCCCAAGCTTGACGCCAATCTCCCGGTGGATGCGTAGCGCCAACGCCATGCTGGGCGAGCGCTTGCCACGCGAAATCTGGCTGGCGTAGGGGGCGCTGATACCAATGGCCGAAAGCTGTTTGCAGAGCGACGGTTCATTCTTCATGACGCCAATGTTGCAAATTGCAATATCCGGGTCAAGCGAAAATTGTTGCAATTACGATGACGACGCACGGGGCGGGGTCCGCCACAATATTGCAATGGCGAAGGCACCCAAAAAACCCAAGCATCCCAAGAACACGCTCAGGGAATGGCGCGAATTTCGGGGACTGACACAGGCCGATTTGGCCAAGGCCGTGAAGCCGCCGACCAATGCCAGCGTGATCAGCCTCCTCGAAACTCAGGAGCGCGGACTGTCCAATAAATGGCTGGAACGACTCGCCCCCGCCCTACGAACCCGCAAAGGGTTCCTGATCGACGTGGACCCCAATTCCATCGACACACAGGTTCTGCAAGCCTGGGTGGACATATCGGACAACGATAAGCCTAGGGCGCTTTCCATCCTTGAGGCCCTACGGCAAAAAGCCTAGCCGGGAGGACGCCTTGAACCGGGTCGATGTGATCATTTTGGCTGCGGTCCCTGTGGTAGCGGTCCTGGCAGTCGTCTTGAACTTGCCCAGCAGTGTGCCGCCTGACAGACCTCAGGTTCCAGCCCTTTCAGAAGATGTCAGCCAGTCCAATATGCTGGCCCATTG